CTTCATTCGTATCTAATACTAGGGGCCTGTAGTACTAACGTTCTATTCTAAAAAGAATGTTAGGTACAGACTACTTCGGGCTATTTGCCCGTGGAACCACTCTCGGTGGTGTGCCTTGTAAGGCTCAAATTTCAGCTACTGCTCGGATTTAACTAGTGAGTAATTAACCGCTCCCTTAGGAGGCTAACGAAGTTAGGCTTATGGTTCTTTAAACCACACCCTCAATGAAGAGGAGGACCACGCCAGATGTGTAAGGTAATAATACCTGGTAAAATAAAGTATAATATAATATAATAAAAATGTGTATGTATTGACATGTAATATAGAATTGCGATGCTTTGTTGCTCGCTAGATCTCAGTAGATCGCTCAAGCGCTTGATGGACCAACTGCACTAATGAAGAGTTTTACCAGACTCTTCACTATAGTTGGATTAACATCAGCTTTAAGTGACACAATGCCGTTCTTCTTAACGCTGAACACTTGTTGTAAGACAGAAGTATTACCAATAGCTGCATTTATCACTGCTGGTAATACTGTTGCGTACAATGTCGCAACCAATACGCCTGAAACGTCTATCGTAGGCGCTTGCGCATATTGTGTATCTAAAGCTATAGTACCCATGAAGTCTCGATCAAAGACTAAATCGATCTAATTAGCGTTTACTGTGCTAATCTTGTACTTGATTCCGGGCGCTGTGATACTGTTACTAGGGAATCGTGTAGAGGAGGCAGCTGCTGGCGCGATGTATGTTATGTTTGTGATGTCATCTAACCATTAGTTAATTGCCTCGCTTGGTTGAGGGTCATACAGTGAGATATCATAATTGATATATAATTGACCTAACAGTAAGGCATTGCTGTTACTACTTTTCACCATGAAATATCCTGGATAGTAGTCTGTGATACTAACCTGTGTACTCGAACTAGGAGTACCTACATAAAATTTCTTCTTCTTTGCCTCTACATCTATGTCTAACTTTCCGTTACTATATGCTTATATTTACTTGCGATACTTAAAGTTAGATAGTTCCGTAAAAGTCAGAGCAGCAGCTTAGGCGACATCTGCAGGGTCTGTGTCATAAGCTATGACTACATAGCCTTCTGCAGTAGCCGAACATGTACTGCAATACTCTAATGACATAGAATTAATTTTAAACTTCTCATAACCTGCGGCGATACTAGATAACCAAGGCATCAAGTACTGATTGCCTGCATTAACCTAGTAAACATACGACTGAGAAATTCCCACAGACTCAACTAACATCTCGCGATGTCTTACTCGATTGACTCCAAGACTATTAGTGGGTTAGACTCTCTGTTATCTTAATGGTTTTGTCTATCTAGGTTATCCGCTAAACTTGTTTAGGTTTCTATTCTTCTGCTAGTTATACTGAGGTCTAGGCTAAGTTCTTCTTTGTTATTATTACTACTTCTTATGTTAAACATTATTTTTCTTCATGTAATGAGGGATTTTGTGTTATTAAGTTCTGATATTTATTTATTACTGAAGATCGTCTCTCCTACCATTTATTTTAGGGTTGTTGTATTCGTACATCATAAGTAAGTTGTAGATGCTGATACCTAACTTATGGTTGATGTATGGTTCATCTACGTACTGCACTTAGACGTCTTCTTCGACTAAGCAATACTTGTTGTACTTGCTAACTGAGTCTGAGTATGCAGTAGCCGGCAACTATCTATATCTCTAGTAGCATATTTGTTCGAGTAGTAAAGAGGCTTTCTCACTTTTTATACCTTGGAAGATAGCAAGTGCGTGTAAACTAGGATTCTTTATTAGCTGCTAGTTACGCTTGTTGTAGGTCATTTTGTGAGTGAGTACCTTCCCATAATCTCTCCACTGATTTCCGTTGAAGACCCACTTGGAACAAAAATCGTACTGATCAAACGTAGATACTAATACTTCTTTTACGCATTATCCTAGTCCAGTATATGAGAGATTCTTACTCCTAGATGTCCTTAACAGTATAGACTAAGATATATCTAGAAAATGCCAAACTACCATGTCATCTCCTGCTGCCCAAATGAAGTATTGGCCTTGTACCCTCTAACCCTAACAATATAAATAATACTCACCGTAGGCTAAAGAAGATGAAGTATTAAAGTATGTTGTAAAAGGATGACCACTGAAAGTCATACCGCTGATATCGTAGTACATGAAATCTTCCCATGGTGACAGCAATGCGGAATGTTATGGTTATGATTTTCGGAAGACGTCGATGATTTCTTAAGGCCATTTTTCTAAGTGAATACCTGGTAACTGCACGAACAGTATGCTCCTATGATTGGTACATAATTACTTGAAACTTGTTTTCAACTACTAGATGTCAGTTACGTTATTTATGAACCACTCGTTCTGCTATAACTGTTCGAAAATCTTATCTACTAGTAAGAGTGTTATAGGATCTACTGCTACTCTTCTTAGAGCTGTGTGTTGTGTGCTCTCAAAAGCACTACCGTCTATGGAATGGCTCAACATGTCTCTCTTTACGTTACTAGTGAAGATCTTCTGCAACTACTTCTTATTATAACCTTGAATGAATCCTGGCATCGCATTCTTCAAACTCTTCCAAAACAAGGTCTACAGTAAGGTGAGTAAACCACAGTACTCCGAACTGGGATTACAGATCGTTCTTGGTCTCTCTGAGACGTCTATTACTGAGTGCTAAGTGAACTTATTAGGTTCAGCGCTGTAGACTTCTCCTCCTTTGATCATGGTGTTGAAACTGCCGCTGTCTACTCTAGAGTTCTGACATTCCAAGATGAGTTATTTCATGTATGAGTCTTTCTTGTTTTGACTGAAGTTCTCTCTAGAGTTTATGTCTTTCATCGGATTGTAGTCTCTAACATAGCTATAATCAAAGTTTTAAATTTTCTTTTTGATGGGAGGCAGATATACTTTTTCGCAGAATTCTTTGAACATACCTAGTTCTGTGTCGTCTAAATACAAGTGAGAGGCAAAGAATCTGTGATATAATCCATAGAACAGATTGTCGATCGTTTTGCTATGGAACTCGTAATTCTGACATTCGGGCTTCCATCCGGTAGATATGTTCAGACAATTATAGTCTGGTTGAACTAATAAACCTTTTTTGATACTGAGGCCGATATTCTCTTAGTAATAACGAGAAAGTTTACCCATACTAGAAGTGTGATACTCGGCATATTGTTGACTAAATGGAAGATGTTTTGGGAGGTCTTAGATTTCCATGTAAGGTTTGTTGACGAAGTAGTCTTCAGTGTAAGTCTTGATCTGAGTAGCCTTCTCTCTTGGGATGGTGGTAGGTTTTGGTTGTTCTTGCTCTTGTAGTAGCAATTGCTTATACTGCTTGGAATGTTGATTAAATTCTGGGATACTGATAGTTTAATTAACTCCCTGTATTTGTTGACTGTAGCCGTTGACCATCATATTATTATTGCTTAGTTCTAGATCTTTCACTTCTCTTTGCAAGCCAATTGCAGAGAGTATTATGGACCTATATGACCTGGTAGGCTAATGAACTAATTGGACTTTCTTACCATTAGTGAGTACTTTCAAGCTCTAGACGTCTTTCCCAAGACAATCAAGTATGTACTGATCTTTCCAGGCGTCTCCTGTTATCACTATAGTATCAGTATCATCTTATAGGTACTAAGAGTAAGTACTTTAGAAGAGGATTTGAGTAGATTATTTGATATCCTCTATATACTTTCTGAAGAAACTACCCTACACGTGTTTCTGTTTGGTAATCAGATCTGGAAGTCTTCTGAAAGGTGTCGAGTACTAGTTACCTCTGAAAGATGCTTAGAAGAAGTTGATCCATCCTAGCGGTATAATTCTGTTAATAGTGCTTTAGTCCTAGAGCACTACATTTGGGTGTAGATATGACCTACCGCTACTCCTGCAGTTCATAGTGACGTTCTGGTACTAATCTACAGTGAAATGACCTTCACGTCCAGGCAAGTTGTACATCCCTGGGATTGGATAGAATTATATACCTGAGACCATGAATTGTAATTTGTTGCTCTAACATTACACATTTAATTCTGACAGATAATAGTGAACATCATTGACTAACAAGTACACGTTGACGAAAGGAGATTGATCTATGCGTAATAATTAATCTGCGAATACGAGTACTAGTTAATCTCCAAACTCTTCTATCTTTAACAAAGGGGACTATATTAAGTTTAATAGTCTAGGCTGTGCTTGTTGTAGCTCTTTGTAAGATTTTTGATGATTCCTGTGGTACAAATTATCGTACTCGTCTAAGTCTGGTCTAACTGGGAGGTATTAGACGGATGTAAGAAGTTTCGGGGTTCTGTCATACTTAGCTCCTAGATCAATGACTAAGTTACTAGCAAGGTCTTGAATCTAAGTCAAGCTCTAAGTCTACATGAGATCGCTACAGTACCTCATAAAGTTGTGGCCACCGTTGAATGTCCTCTAATTCTTTATTGACTCGTGGCTACCTGCTAACCCGAGGTTTTATAAGTACTAGATCTACTTTCCTGGTAGCACTCCTCGAGGATTACACTGAATCTTGTCTCCTTGTCGGGAGATGCCCTTATGTACCTCAGCGTTGACTGCTTGCTGAACGGGTATGAGCTCTGGGTGATACAGGTCATACAGCAAAGGCTTAGTAAGCCCAATACTATTACATCCAGGAAAAGTTTTAATAGTGCTTTGGAAAGTGAACTCGTCTTGTTGGTTAGCAGCAAATAAATCTTTCAAGGATTTTAATAATCCGTTCACAAGAAATATTTTGTCAGGGACAGTCTTGTTGCCTACAATTTACACTAGATGGTTTGGTCTCCTTCTAGTACATACTATCTTAGCATAGTACTTCAATACTTGTTGGCTTGTGCAACTCAAAGTGCCCTAGTCGACTTGAGTCTATAGCATCAATGAACACCTACCAATCTCTGACTCTTGTGTGATACTGTGTGAAGGAAGGTTAGAGTATTGTAAACTCCTTACGAAGTAGCACATCTGATCTATCCTGTGTTAGATAGCACTGGAATAGGTTTCTTGAATTCTTTCTTCTTTGTATGCATTCAGAGCTTATTGATGAGTCTGTTCTTTCAGTTGCTTGTAATCGACCACTTGAAAATCTTGATCTTGTTTAGCGACTGACTTCTAGATAAATTTTTTGTTTTGTTTACTGCGATTCACTGTTTTATTTTGCCTGACCTTAGTAACTTTATCTTTAGACATCTAGTTTGTTGCTGCAGAATTAAGCACAGCAGAGTATAACCTCTTGGCTGTTATGTTGAATCTGCAATTCTTATCGAACTAGACGTAAGCGTGGTACACGTTAGGCGAAGTCTGGCTGATGATAATGCTTTGACTGTTCTTAGTGCAAGAAGGCAGGATTGGCTCCATGGCATCCATACAACTAATACGGATACTTAATGACTGACAGATTTACGCGAATCTGGTGTAGTCGATACCTGCAGGGCCAATCTTGTTAGCGATATCTTGGCATAATCGTATACTTTCCTAGTCTTGATTATTTTTCAGGAAAGTAGAAAGTGCATAAATCCAACAGTAAGTGTCAGGCATGCAAAACACCATTTAAGTGTCATCTTGAAAGAGGTGACGTTGACCTACTAGGCTCCGGGAGACTCTACCAATGCATGGAAAGTCTTCCTAACCTGATATAAAGGAATAGTCGTTATGAGAAATAGGTGTGAGGTCAGCTAATCTCAT